TAAGGTAACGAAAACAGATCTGGATATCAAAGCCGCCAAGAAAGATCGTAGGAGGGGGCTGGCGCAGGGCGTAACCGCCGCCCCTGTACCCGGGAGACCGGATCATCCCCTTGGCTCTATGGTAATGACATTCGGGAAATATTGTGGGTGGATGTTGCATTCGATCCCAGTATCGTACTTCAAATTCATAAACGAGACATTTGACTGGGATAATGACAGAAACAAGGATATAAAAGAATACATAGATTTTTTAATTAAAAACAATAGATTATGACAGGATGTATATATCATGAGGCTGATCTTGACGGAGTAATGTCAGCGGCTATAGTAAAAAAGTATTTCAAAGGGGATATTGATCTTCTTCCTTACAATTACGGCAAGGAAATACCTGACGTGAATAAATATGATAAGGTATTTGTAGTTGACGTGTCATTTGGAAACAGAACAAGATTCCTTTTCGATGAGTGGAAGGATAAAGGTACAGATGTCATATGGATAGACCATCATAAGACAGTCATAAACGATATGAGGGATTACGAGGTAAAGGGCAAGAGGCGTATAGGGACGGCGGCCTGTGAGCTTACGTGGAAATATCTTTTCGATGACATCAAAACTCCTAATGTGGTAGAATTATTGAGTGCTTATGATGTATGGGATCACGACCGGTTCGAGTGGAGTGATGTCATGGCGTTCCAGTACGGGACGAG